GCTGTCAGCGTCAGTGGCTCGATCGAACCTGTGCATAAGGTCGAAGTTGTCTCCCGGCGAGTAGGCCCGGACGACACGCCCACTGTTGGACACCTTCGACACCTCTGACAGCGGGATGCGGAACCCGCGTGTCAGCCGGCTGCCAGTTCGCACAGCGTCGTCGGCTCCGGGGACCCGGGCCGTCTCGTCTCCGTTGATCTTGGAGGCGTCGTCGGCCATCTTCACGTCGCGCCACGGGACGCCGTTGTCGGCCATCTGCATGATGATCGAGCCCTCCGACAACGTCTCGCTGGCGGGGGTGTTGCGGATGAGATCCGTCATCTCACGAGTAATCGTGTCAGCCAGATCTCCCCCCTCGCCCAACTCATCAAACAGGCGGTTGGTGGCCTCACGGGTCATGCCCAGTTCGGTCGACACGTCGTCCAGCAGACGTCCCACGACGGGAGCAATGTCCTCGACGTTGAAGCCTGCTGCGAGCGGGTTGTCGTCGGCGTCGATCATCTCACGCAGGAGGCCGGGACCGGACTGCGAGGTGAACATCGCTTCGTTGGTCATCCGACGGTTTATCTGCGTGAGCAAATCACGACGCACCGACTCACGGACGAGTTCCTCGCCCTTGACCGACGAGCCCCGGAAGAAGCGGAGCATCTGCTCAGGGCTCAGGTTGTGCTTCATCATGAAGTGAGCAATTTCGCTCTGCTTCAACTGCGCCAACTCCTGACGCCAGCCGTTGAGAAACACTTCATCGAGGTCGCCTGCCGGGCGCGTAACGTTGGAGAAGAACCTCCGACGGTTGCCACTGGTGGCTTCCTGACCGATGTCCACGATCTGCTCAGAGATGACTCGCATGGCCTCGCGTCGAGCGCGCAGGTTGGTACCCATCAAGTCGTTTACGGCCGTTGGGCCACGGCTCATGAACAACTGCACCAACTGTGTCGGGCTAGACGCAATAGAGGACAGACCCGCTGCGCTCATACGCATCTGGTCGTCCAACTGCGTACGCACGATGTAGGCCGGTCGCAGCAGTGCGAGCGGCTTGAACACGTCGCGGGTGATAAACCGCATCGCACGAGTCGTGTTTTCGAACCCAGCGGTCAGACGCTCGTTGGCGAAGACCTGCTGCATGATGCGCGAGCGCGTGGTCATGCGACGCAAGTTAGAAGCATCGGGAATAATGAAGTCAATGTCGATGAGTTCTGACGCCAACTGCGGACTTGTAGTTGGGATCTTCTCGTACGAGGCTGTCGAGGGGTTCCACCGACGCACAAAGCGCGTGAGCGGGGTGATCTCTACCTCGTTCATCTCGTTGCGAACGAACTCCTGCAACTGCGTGATCTGGTTGTCCCACGTCTGGAACAGGTTTTCGTACATCTTCCCTTGGAAGACCTCGTCCAGCGACCCGGTGTCGTATTGGATGTCGGCAGGGTCGAGATCGTTGGCAACGGCGTGCGCGCTGTCGGCGGTGCGCTGCAAGATGCGCCGCATGACCCCGGCGAACAAAGCGTTGTCACCTTCCGGCAGCAGGGCCAACTCCTCCAACAGAGAGACACGCTCAGAGCGCGCGACTGAACCTTGACGCATGAGGGTGTCAGCCTTTGCGACAGCCATCTGCATGTCGTCGGCACTGACGATGCCCTCCGGGGCGATGCCCGTGAAGCGGGCACCGGGACCGCGCACATCTTCTGGGTTGATGTCGCCGGTAGCGGTGCGGAAGATTGCGCGGAACTTACCCTCTGCAATGGGCTGCTTCACCCGCTGGGTGAACCCGCTGTAGAAGTTCGCGTCGTTGATCTGGCCCAGACCGATGCCCTCACCGATGATCGCCGCGACCTCCTCACGAGTCTTCGCCTGCGACATGCGTGCGAGGCGGTTCACCGGCAACGTGATCGCAGCGGAGCGGTTGAACGAGGAGAGCAACTGTCCAAAGTCAGCATCTACTAGTGCGTCCAGCATCTCGTCAGTGTTAAGGTTCTGGGCCGCACGACGAGCGAAGAAGCCACGACCCGTCGGACCGTTCATGAGGCCCAACAAGTTCTCGACCCGGTTCGGGTCCACCTCGTCGCCAGTGTCGATGGCCTGCATGACAGCGCGAGCCTCGACGCCGATCTGACGTGAGGTGTCGGAGTCGTACTGACGCCTCCGGGCGAAGCGAGTTCCGACGCCGTCAACCGTGAGGCTGTCCACGATGTCCTGCGCGCGCATCTCATCACGCACCACCACGGCGGTGGCCTTGTCGTTCATGTCCACGTTGCCGCGCAGAACCTCACGAACCCGCTCCGGCGTCACGCGCTCCCCAGCCGCCGCGAGGCGCGAGCGAGCGCTCGTGACGGCCTCTGCCCCAGCCTCGACCACCTCGTCGCCCACGCGCCCGCCAGCCCGAGTCATGCGGGTGGCCCGCTGGCCGGTGCGCACGACACGACCCGCGCCACGCGCGAGGATGCCAGTGCCTCCGGTCACGAGGTTGGCAGGGTCCGTCAGCACCTCGACGCCGAACTGCATGAGCCCAGCGGTCCAGTCGTACGCACCCTCACCCGGGTCGCCTCCCATCTGGCCCACCGTCGCGTTGGCGAACAGGTGGCCCACATCGGCGCGCTCGCCCTGCACGGTCAACTGACGAGCGTCCTCCTGCTGCTCGTACGCCGCGCCTCCGGTGAAGAAGCCGGTGCCAAGGTCAAACTTACCCGTCTCACCTTCCTGTACATCTCCGAAGCGGTCACCTAGCGCCTGAAAGAAGCCGGACGTGCCGTACTGGTTGTACGCCTCACGAAACCCAACCTCTTGGTCAGTACCGCCCATTGCCGCAGCGGCGGCAGACAACGGTCGCTGGATGGCTTCCTGCGACAGACCTTCACTCACAGCAAACGCGCCGCGCACGAGGGGCTTGAGGCCGTACTCGTACAGACCAGAGCCGATCGAAGTAGCCACATCGGCACCCACGGCAAGGTAGTCTAGCGGGTTGTACCAGTCGAAGTCGTCCTCGCCGGGGTCTTGGTCAGCGAGGAACTGGAACTGCTCATCGCTCATGTCAGTCGTGAGCGCCGCCTGAATGATTCCGGGCGAAGAGTTCGGCCTCTGCTGGATCAACTGGACAGCGCGGGCGGCCTGTTCTGTGCTCACACCGCTCTGGATTGTGGAGATGACCTCGTTGTACTGGTCACTCTGTCGGATCTCTTCCTCTTCGGAGGGACCGACGAACGGAAGGAAGTCGTACCACGCCATCTCAGGCCCCCGGACGTCGACGCATGAGCATCCGTGCGATGTCCGGGTGCGGGTACGCCCGGTAGATCGCCCGAAGCATCATGTCAGGGTCGTTCATGAGGGGGTTCTGCTGACCCGCAGATGGGCCGGGACCCTCTCCCATCGGGGCTCCCGCCGTGATCGGCTCGTTGGAGGCTCGCGTCGGGCCGAACGCGCCCTCCACCATCCCGGGAGGGGCAGCGCGCTGCATGGGTGCGGCGTTCTGCTGCTGACTCATGGCCTTGCGCTCACCGTACTCACCCCCGGAGGGGACACGATTGGGCTGGCCGCTGTTACCTGCGGGTGTCAAGTCAGTCCTCCGACTCATTCGACCGGGACCGCTCACTGCGGCCGTCTGCTTCTTGCGTACCACGGGTCAGTCCTGTCGCTGGATCGTTCTTGCTGTGGCGTTGGCGCCGCCTGAGGCGAACAGACGACTCAGAATCGCTTGCGGGGCGTCATCCTGCGCGCTCAGAGGATCAGTGTTACCCGGCAGGGGCTCTTCACCCGGAACGCCCCCAACCGGCTGCCCGGTTGCGGGGTCGATCTCAGGCTCCTCCGGCTCCGGAAAGAACACCTCCTCGTACTTGTTACGCACAGGACCGGGCTCCAACTGCTCGATGAGCACCTGCATGAGCCGAGGGTCCGGCGGCTGTCCCTGCGCCATTGCGAGCATCGCCTGCTCCAACAGGTTCTCCGCCTTCTGGCGTTCCATTCGCTCGCGCACCAACTGGATGTTGTCAATGCCGTCGAGGTTCTCCATCGCAGTGATGTTGTCCATCCAACCTGCTTGTGCAATCTGGAGAAGACCCACCAACTTGGACGACGAATCCAGACCACTGAGGAGGCCGTACATCCTCCGGGTCATGTGGTTGCCCTTGATGTGCCGGTCAGGACGATACGACTCAACGTACGGAGAGCCTCGATGATAACCGGGGAGCGCGCGATCGAGATTGCCGTACATCTTCTCGTCCCACATGAGACGCTTGGTGTCAGCCATCTCCAATGCGTTCTTGAAGACGGTCTGGTACTCCTGCACGACGGCGTCAGACCCTTGGGTCAGTTCCTGTAGACCTGCACCTGTGACGTAGGAGTTGGGGCTCTGGGAGTCGTCAGTCACCGGGTACGCGCCGGTCATCCGCAACTGGCGCTCAAGACGGTCGATCTGCTGGAACTGAGGGAACACGTTGCCGTCCGTGGGCCTCTCGACACGGGTGCCGGGGCTGAACACATTGACAGCACCACGCCCACGGCGGTACTCGTCGCTCTGAAGTTCGCCGTAGACGTTCGTCTCTGCGAAGACGGCATCCTGCACGCTCAAGAACGCCAGCACATTCATGCGGGTCATCAACTGCTGAAGCCCGACGATATGTTCGTACTGACCAATCAACTGGTCGAACGCAAACCTCTTGGCGACGACGTAGGGCATGTCGACACCCTCGGGCACCGGCTCAAAGTCAAGGAGGATCTGAGCATCCTCCAGCACCATGTAAACGCCGTTCTTGTTTCGGTACTCAATGACACGCATCATGGACGCCTGCTCTTGGTTCTCCCAGAGTCCAGAGTACGTCTGATCGAGGATCTGCACACCACCAATGGAGTACCGGGGAGCACGCAGATTGCGAGGGAGGTTCGGGTACAACTTCCTCAAATACGTCTCCGGCACACGACGAATGAAAGCCATGTCCTCCGGCTGCTGGTGCACGGTCCACGGGCCGGGCAGGCAGCCGTAGGGGTCACGAAGTTGCAGTGAGGGGAATGGCTGGTTGTCGTGAGTCATCCCCGACTCGATCACCCAGACGCAGAAGCCGTAGCCCAGCATCCACCGGGCAGCCTGTGGCATCTGCATGTCCAGACGCACCGCACGATCGTACGCCTCCACGATCCTCTCACGCTTCTCGGCAGAGTTACGACTCCGGGCACTGTCTCGTGTGGACGGAGCGTCCACGCGGACCTGCGGAGGCTTGCCCAACTTCTGCGCAGCGCGCTCAATGGCGCTGTGCATGAGGTTGGCACTGGGAAGGTGCTCCATCTCACTGTCAGCAATCATGTAGGAGACTGCCTCCGCACCTCCGTTCATGACTGCGCGCGTGATTTGACGCATCCGGAGGTGAGGTTCGTTAAGATCTCGTAGTTCATCTACGCGATTGAGAATCTCATCGACGTTACTGGGAAGCAGTAGGCTCACCCGATGTCCTTCCACGGCACGTTGTGCCAGTGTGACGGTGCGAAGTCATTCCAACCAGACCCGTAGTCGAACACGATGGTGTCCTGCCGGGCCTTCACGCGACTTTCGATCCAATACCACCCGAACCATGCGGCCATGAGAAGGTCATCATCGAGGTGAGAGCGTTTCGCACCGGACGAATGATGCGTTGCTTCGGGGTCGTAGTTGAGCATTTGGCTCACGAACCGTGTGAGTGCTCGCTGTGACTCCGTAGTTGTCCCCGGAAGGAGTATTCCTGTCGGCCTTGCTCCCATGCTAGATAGCATAGCAAGCAAGCCTGCACGGGGGTCGTGCTTGTTGTGCTTGGAAGTGTAGTGAGTGTGGAACTTGAGCCCTCGGGAGGCTCGGAAGTCGTTGATGTCTGTGTCATTGGCAATCTGGTCCGCGAAGTAGTTCGTCTCGAACACCCAATCAGTGACACGATACTCTTCGTGCCACTGCTTTAGGATGTCTGTGACGCCGGGCGAGCCGGGGCGAGGCTCTGCGTAGTCCACAACAGCACGCAAAGTGAGGGGAATCTTCTTGCTTGCAGAGTTTGCAGGGTCAGTAGGCACCAGAACCGGCAGGGTGGAGTAGCACCAGAGCACTGCTGCGTTCTTCTTCGCCACGGCTGGGTCTACAGAGGCCACAAAGTGAGTGCCTGAGTGGGGAGAACCAAACGTACGAGGGAGATTGTGGCCCTTGTTGGAGTGCGGGGACTCTGTAGCGGTCGAGATCCACTCGTCGTAGGCATAGGACCACTGAATGTCGTCGTCCTTGACCGGCATGAACGCAGTGGAAGACGGGTTGTTGAGGTAGTTGCGCTGGAAGTGCTCCGGGTTGTTCCTCTCCTGCTCCGCGAGCCACCGCGCTGTGCGCAGTTGAGGCCACAGGATGCAGTCGTTGTCCCCATCCTCCGGGTCCTCGGGGTGCTGATCGAGGTTGATGTGGCAGGAAGAGGAGTGTGCCCGGTAGATGAGCACCTTCCAGTCCGCTTCTGAGCCTGTGCTCATGCGACTGGCGTTGTTCTTGATGATCTCAGCGGGGAGATCTTCCTTGTGCTGGCGAGAGCCGATGTAGATGACACCTGTGTGGCTCTCAATACGAGAGTTGAAGTCGGTGAAGAACCACTCCTTGACCTTGGCGCGCTCCGTCGGGCTCAGACACATCTTGCGGTCGATGGGGTCGTCAATTGCGATGAGGTCAGCGTCACGACCAAGGATGGAGCCGCCGATGCCGATGGCGACCATCGTAGGGCTCTTGAGAATCTTGGTGCGAGTGCTGACCGTGAACTCCTCGTTGGTCCACGAGAGGCCGCGCTTGCCCGGAGGGCGGAACGACGTGTCCGGGGGCAGGAAAATCTCCGCGAACCGGGGGTCGTTCTCCAAATACTGCCGGATCACACCGACGACCTTCTTCGCGAGGTCGAGGGTCTTGCCGACAATGATGATCTGGATGTTGGGGCTGTTCGCAATGCGGTAGAGGCACTGGCGCACCATGAAGGAGGTCTTGCCGTGACGCTGCGGTGCGAGAAGCATCGTGCGCTGCCCGTCATTGAGGGCTTGGGTGATCTCCCCATCCCACTCCTCGTGGAAGTCCGGCACCAACTCGTCGGGAAACAGAGTGCTGGAGAAGTTCTCGAACGATGACAAACAGAATTCACGAAGAGTCTGAGCGCCGTGGTTGTTCGCCCACTCTCGCGCTGTTGCCTCGTGGGCAGCGGCTGCACGCCAGAGACTCATCCACGCTGCGACCGTGGGCTGAGAGACTGAGAGGTGTGCGGAGACCTCAGTCTGCGTCAGGCGCAGTGCTGCGATGTCCTCTGGGTAGCCGGAGGCGACGAAGTTGTCGAACCCTGCGCCCCCGATGTGATGGTGGGTAGTGGCGGAGATGGCATCGGCAGCGGTCGTCTGGTTCTTCACGACGGTGGTGGCTGCCGTGGCCAGAGGACGGGATGGGCTGGGACCGTCGTCCAGACCCATCTTGCGCAGCAGCAGGTCAGTGCGCGTGGGAGTCTCGCCCTCTGCCTCACGCTGGCGTGCGCGCTTTCGGGCGGTGGTCACGCGGCGCTGGCACTGAGGGGAGCAGTAGATGCGGTCAGCACGGGATGTAGGCGGGATCGCCTCGTCGCAGCCCCACGCTGAGCACATCCTCTTCATGCTGGCGTCCCGTTTGTGCTTGTGCTTGTGCGCCTCTTCATTCTACGGTGCAGGGTGATGCGTTCCCTCTCGTTCAGCCCCGCCCAGATACCGGGAGGCTGGGGTGAGTGCGTCATCACGTCCTGCAAGCACGTGTCGCGCACCGGACAGTCGTACATGCAGACTTGTGTGGCGCTGCGACCCGCCGAGGAGAGCGGGGGCTCGAACCATGTGTTGGACGAGAGAGTGTCGTGGTTGCAGCAGGCGCGGGGGCAATTGTGCGAGGGGACCATGTGAAGTGCCGATGGGGCGGAGACAGGTGGGTGTGTCACGCCAATGCTGCCTGCATCTTCCGCGCGTCAGGTCCACCTCTCACCTTCTGTCCGTTGGACAGCCGGTACCAACCCGCGCCGATGTGCTCCGGCCACGAGCGGGTGTTGGCAGGGGCGACAGCGGACTGGTTGGACGCGGTGTCCATCTGGCCGCCCTCCGGGTACATCTCATCCAGTCCACAGTCCTGACAGCCAATCTGCAGCCGCGCCCCGGTCGCTCGGTCCGTCAGAACCTCCGCCCGGCCGGGACCCTTGCAGTCGGGGCAATCGACGTAGATCTTCGAGATCGGCATAGCGGCTCCGTGTGTAGGGGTATCAGTGACAAAGGTTAGCGCACTCCATACTACGACGCTCACCCCTCGGTTAACACCGCGGGGTCACAACCCGACCCCTCGGCACCAAGGGGCTCACTACGCCCAAGGGCTTTGTGAGGACCGCGCTTCGCGCGGACACAAACCTAACCTCCGGGGGGCTTCGCCCCCCGTACCCCCCAGCGGGGGCTGCCGCCCCCTGCACCCCCGCCCCGCCCTCCCACCGACCCATGCATCTGATCGTTCGATATGCAACTACATTGTCCGGACATTCGTACATTGTACGTACATAAGTTCGACTGGCCCCTTATGAAACGGTGTGAGGTTGGTTACCACTA